GAACCAGATCAGAGAATCGAAGCATTGCGCCGTATTCGGCCGCATCTTCGCCCTGCCCATTGAATCTCATTACAACAACTGACAGCTTCCCATCTGCCCGCTTTCGTGTCTGATCCAGCCACTCCTTAGGTTGGAAGGCGGCACGCGCTTTAACTTCGATGTCGAACGGGACACCAGTTACATCGCTACCTTGCCGACCTGCCCCAGCACTGTCTGCATAAGGGAACCACTTTTTGAGATACTCAGCGACGCACTTCTGAGTGCGGTAACCCCTGTGCTTACGATGCTGGGAAGCCATTGTTTATAACCAGATCGGTGGGCATTGTTCTGCCCGATTCTTATGCGAACAGGTATAGCCTTCATAAGGCTTGCCTGTCTTACTCGATACGCCTGTCTTATGAATCATGAAGTCATGCTGGCACTTAGGTGCTTGCGGTACTTCTTTCGCATTTAATTCATCAGCTAGTAAGTTCATCGCTGAGTTCAAAGTTGGCGCACCCTCGACTTGTACGACTTCTTGGACATCTTTAGGGTTTTCAATAGTCCAAGCATCTTTTACTGGTTCTGGATATTTTTCTTTGAGGATTGGTTTTTCAGGTTGCGCGCTTCCGCTTCGTCCTGCCATTGATACTTTGACCATCTCTTCTCGGGAAGGCCGTCTGCCCTTAGCAGCATAGCCTCCGTTCGCCAATGCTCGGCCAAGGCTCGAAGTTTCTGCGTTTTCGCATGCGCTAGTGGAATTAACACCGCGATCAGAATCCTTCTCTTCAGCATAGCCAGTCGCGAATGCGACTTGGTCGAGAAAAGTGCGATAGAGATAGGCTTTAAAAACATATCGATGAGCTTCACATACTTCCATTTCCGTTGATACGCGTCCATCTGGATAATCCTTCCAAAACTTTTCCAGTCGGCTCTCGACTGTTTCATAATCAGCTAAGTTAAACGCCATGATTGATCTCCTCTTGCTTTACTAGAAACTCGGCTTGCTCGGTTAAAGGCCAGTGAGATCCATCTGGCCAGATTGACACCCAGACAGCACATGGCTGGCAATAATGTCGGTTGATTCCCTTAGACTTAGCATGCTGACTTACCACAGTCCAAACTGCAAAAGTCTTACCCTTGCCATTAGGGTGATCTTGACCCCAACGCATCTTGCAGTAATCACACCAAATACCGGACTTCGCCTTAGTAACTGTCAAGGTCGTTCCAATCAGTTGATGTAATCTGGCCAGCGATTGCAGAGTACGCACAGATGTCTGCGTAACTGTCTGGGTGGTCTTTCGTAGTTTGAGTTCTCGAGATCTTGGTGAGGATAAGGCAGATTGCGACTTCGTGTGGCTCAATGTTTTTGTCAAGATACACACTCCAGAGTCTTGCGATTCGAATGTGATTAAGAGTTGAGTCGCCGTATTCGTCACCTCGGTCGGTGAGTAGCTGCTTAGCTTCATCGAGAATATCCTTGGCCTTCACTCTGACCAGAATGTGTGTCGAGCGACCGAACGGCCGAGAGCGTAACCTTCTTCTTTGCCTTCTTTAAATCCCATGCCATAACCAGCAGCAATTCCAACTACTAGAAACGCTAACATAACTAGATAAAAATAAAGATCTGTGTTCATTTTAGCCCTTTCCATCAAGTGAACGATTCACTGATAAGGCTTAAGGTACAGGTTACCGAGGACTAATCAAGCACCTTTTGATAACGAAATGGTAACAATTCTGCATCGTCCATGTGGTCGTCGATGTCACGCCTTAGCGGATTATCTAGATCGTCCATACCTGCGACCGTTAACGGCAAAGGTTCCGTCTTTCTCAATGTGGATAATTGACACCTGGACACCCTTAGCATCTTCTTCTAGGATTAAGAATGCCTGTTGCCAGTTCATTGTGCCTTTTGTGTAATGAGCCTTGCGAATGTCCATAAGATGTCCACCCTCAAAGCCACGCAGGATACGGCCTAATTTGCCCCCTGAAGCCTCTGTAAAGGCCGATTGACCAGCGCGGTGAGTGTGACCACAGATTACGCTTAGCCCATGCCTACGGGCTGCTTCTAGGGCTGTAAGGCCAGGCGTAGGTTTAATGGCCTGTTCATCTCCATGCACTGCAACATAACCTTTAGCAATGGGAAATGGCTTCTTATGATAAGAGATACCGAGTTCATCGAGCTTCATAAACTTTTCAAAGCGCAGCTCTGGAAGTGACAAGAATGCTGGGATCTTGTTCATGATCACGTTGTAAAGTCGATCAGTGTGGTTTGACCTGATCATGTGGGCTTCTTTAGCATGCTGCGTCAATTCCCAAAGGACATCGACTGTCATGTCGCGATCACTAGCTAGGGTTTGCTCGTACCAGCCTGGCTTGTTTTCCGTCCATCGGCTGATCTGTGGGAGATCGATCTCATCTCCAAGAGTAACGACAGCATCGGGGCGAATCGCCTTAATAAAACTCGAAACATTTTTAACTGCTACTTCATCGTGATATGGGACTTGTAAGTCTGGAACTACGATGGTTCTTTTCATTAATCCTCATCATCGTCGGGATAAAAGTCCGGCATTCTGCTGGGATTATCGTTGATGCGTTTAGGCAGAATCCAATCAGGATATGAATAAGGATCCATAAGCAATGACATGCAAATATCTGTCGCAAAGCCAGCCTTACGCAAAGCCTTATAGTATTCGTTCAAGCCAATACAGTAAGCCTCAAGTGGAGTGTAACCCTGATCCTCTAGAGCTTTAGCTTTGCGTGGCGCCATGGTTTATTTTAGCGTTCTAAAAGTATGTTGTAAATCTCATCAACGCGTGTGTTGAGTCGCTTGATCTCGCTGAGTAAGTGTGTGATCACATAACCAGCCAATCCACCGATTGTCACAAGCGTGGCAATATAGAGCTGAAAGAACTCGGCTTGTGTCATTTTCTTCCAAGTTCATCTTTAGGATCCAAGTATCGCAATACTGGTGGAATAATTGAAGCAATGCCAGCAGCGATTAAGGCCTTTGGCTCAGTAACTCCAGCTGCATACATTGAGATAACTGCTACTAAGAATGCTCTGCCCCATGAGCCTAATGCGTTTTGTAGATCTTTCATTGTGATCCCCCGATCATAGGTATTTGAAGAAACTCACCATTAAGGTCAGCCGCTTTCGTAAACGAGATATGGCAGTGTTGCGTGTGTTTGTTGATGCCTGTGTATTTGCGCCATTTCCATTTAAGGATTGGGCTTGCGATCTTTCCATCAAAGATGATGTATGAGATGCGCTTTGACTTATCAGACTTTGCAAAGACACGAATTTGATCCGCAAGATCTGGCATGAGGTCTGGTTTAGCCTTGCCTGAAAGATCTCGATCGACATCGATGGCACGAACCCAGCCGTTAGCATCAGGATTGTGATCTGAAGGGCGCGCGCTGTGTCGAGTATCGCCGATCCAACCATCAGAAGTTCTATCTCGATCTCCGAAGGTGTCGTCAATCTGTTCTCTTAACTGGATCGCGCACTTTGAAAGTCTTGGCTTCATTATCCGAGAAGCAATGCTGCTTCTTCAGCGGTAATGCCTAGACGATCTAAGATTGCTTTGCGATTAGCTACCTTGGCTGCTTCTTGGCTATCTTTCCATGCCTGGCAAACTTTGAAACCATCTTCAAACTCTTTTTTGGTAATAGGTTCACATTCAAAGAACTGAATGCCTTCATAGTCATTACCAGTAATTACCCAGCCACCATTAGGAATCAACATAGATAAAACATCGCCGCCTGTAATCATGGTGTGACCTCCATTAGAATGATTGAACTAGTAGTCGTTCCGCCAAATTGAACTGTAACTTGAGCATTGTTTGAGTTTGAGTTAAATGTAACTTTGTAAGTAGTTGCCGAAGTTGTCGCTGGTGAATCAACATAATTCATTGGCACAGAAGCCATAATTGCTGGAGTTGCGCCACCTGTATAAAGTAAAGTGTCAGCTCTTGCAATAGTGGTTGCACCTCGAACCAGTCTAAAGTTTGCCGAAGTGTCGTTGGTTTGCTTGAACACTGTTGCGACTACAACAAAAACCATAATCAGATTGCTTGCAGAGGTAGGCGTAATTGTGGCAGTAATTCCAGTGTCAGCAAAAGTGCTGCTAGAAGATGCAACGGCTGTTGTGGTTGTACCTGAAACCACTTGTACAACTTTGGAAGCAGCACCTACGGCTGTCCATGCTGATCCTGAATAAAATTGAACGGCATTGGTGTCTTTTAGATAACACATGTTGCCTTCTTGTGGGCTAGTTACAGCGGCATCACGAGCTGCTGCATCAGCAAAGACCCAGACTCCCTGCATTAGGTATCCGTTAGTGTCTGCGGCTGTGAGAACATCACCTGTGGCGAATGTCTTGAAGCCTAATGGTGCTGCCATTTGTTCTCCTTAGTAAGAAAGTGTGTTAGTGCCTAGTATCCCATAATCAGTGCCTAATACAAAGGACTCAATTATAGGTTCTAGGGTGGTTAGTACGGTCTTCCAAGCACTCGGCCGAATATCGTGAGATATACCGAATACTTGCAAAGTCTTAGTTAAGGTCGATGACCCTGGTTGTGTGGTGCTGATGGTTACTGGATCAAAGAAGTCGAGATCCAAAGCGGCAGTAATGCCAGCATCATAATTGGCAGTGTAGAGATCCAGAGTAACTGCATCACAACGAATGGAAGTTTCTTGCCTAGATGCAACAAAGGCTTGAGCATTGTTTAGGGCTTCCGCATCTGTTTCCATTAGCAGGTTTTGCTCTTGGTATGAGTGCAAGAAATACTTATCGATCGAATCTTGATTAAAGGCCAC